CTAGATCTAAGTTGCTTAGAGGATGCTTATATTGAATTATGTGGTACATTACCTGATGTATTAGATTTAAATAAAGTACTTCAAATTATAATAAATACTCTGTGTGGTTTAAAAGATAGTATAGATGTTTTAAGTGTTCAAATGGATGAATTAGAAGCTCAGTTTCTAGCTCTAGAAAACTGTGCTGATGATACTTATACTGAACCAGATATAGTTTCTTGTTTAAGTGGTATCCCAACAGCGTTATCTACACACATAGAGGATATAACTGATCCGGCTGTATGTGAATTAAGAATAGATGTAGGTACTGATGAGGATATAGAAGAAACATTATCTTCTCAATGTATAGAGGATTATGTAGGTATTTCACCAGTAATTCAAAATGCTACTAGTTTAACTAATGTCTTAACTAATAACAACCTTATTATATGTGATTTGATCTCAAGAGTTAAAACTATTGAGTCTACATGTTGTGCTCCTACTTGTGATGATATCAGGATAGGTTTTCTTTCTACTTATGATGTAGGTACAAATGAATATACTTTAAACTTTACTGCTGGAGCTGGTACTTATATTCCACCTGGCTTTACTGATTGTGGTGGTATGATTACTCTTACTGATGTACTTAATGTTAGTATAACTGTACCTACTTTGCCTCAAGGTTTAACTAATGGTTCATCTTTTGTCATAGATGTAACCGGTTTAGATACTTCTGGACCTATTACAGTTAAAATAGATACTTGTTTCTCTATTAATATACCAGGTAACACTTATTCAAAACCTACTACATTATCATGTGAAGATTGTTTTGGTGGTTTATTAACTGCAGCAATGTCAGAAACTGAACCTTCATGTTGGACTTTTCAAGTACCTAAAGCTGTTACAGTAAATACTGATTGGTTTTACTACTCAGTTAGAGCGTTTATTGGTAACTCTTATGTAGAAACTTTAGTTACTCAAGATACAGTTGATGGTGCTACATATATAACTGTATTACCAACAGGTATAACTCAATGTGATATAGACGGTAGTAATCCTGAATATGATATAGTTACTTTAAAAATAGAAGGTCAAAATGTAAATATACCTCCAATGATAGGAGCATTCTTTTATGAGAGTGCTGGTCCTAATACATTTCCAGTTGTTTATGCTTTAGGTACACTTGTAGATCCTTGTCCAGCTTGTTAAAAACCAAAAAATAAAACATTGAGTTTAAAAAATATTAATCAAGATTGTATATTATGGGAAGGTGAAAACCTTCCTTGTATTAATGTATGTAAAGGTGATACTCTTACAACTACTGTGCATGAATTAGCATCATTAGTTTGTAAACAGTATGATGCTGTTAAAAGTCTAAAAGACTTAAATTTATTTTGTTTAGATAAGTCTTGTATTAATTGTTTGGAAGATAAAGTAATAAAGGATTACATTCAAATGCTTTTAGATAATGATTGTAAGATTAAGCAATTAATTGATCAATATCAAGACGATCTTGATAATACTGAAGATATATTAAAAGGTTTAGACTTAAAATGTTTACTTGAAAATTATTTAATAAATAATCCGGATGAAAATAAATGTGAATTAGATTTTGATATTAACAAAGTATTAGCTGAAATAATTCCTTTCTTATGTAATTTATTAACTTCTTATACAGATCTATCAGATAGATACGATATTATTAAAGAAGCTTTTGATGAATTTGTTGATCAATACAATATTTATACAGAGCCAGAGATTGTAAGTTGTTTAACTGTTGGTGACCCTTTAATATTATCTCAGCATGTTATAAATAGAACAGATGTTGAGATTTGCAATTTACAAGGGGATATAGGTGATATGGATGCTTATTTAGAAGGTTTCTGTAATACTTGTACAGATGAGATATATCATGTTGGACCTTATCAATATTTATTTCCTTGTGATGAAGATATAATAACTCAGTTTTGTGAGTTACTTAGTATTACATATAATGGTGTAGTGTATACGAATTTATATAATATTCCTGGAGTTAATATACAAACTGATGATGTACTAGAATTCCAATTAAATCAAATATTAAACGATAATGCTTTACCTGGAGTGTTTTACGTGTTAAATGGTGAAATATTTTTTAGTGGAGCTGTAGTTACTCTTGATATTACTTATGATGATTGTATATTGTCATCTGTAACAGATTCAATGGTTTTACTTGATGTTGATGGACCTATTAATTTAGCTCAAGCTATTGATTTTCAAAAGAAGTTAATATGTAGTTTAAAGAGAAGAATAGAGAAAATTGAAGAAACTTGTTGTAAAATAGATTGTGATGATATCTCAATAGGTTTTAATCAGACTTATGATGATGAAACTAATACTTACACTTTAGATTTTATAAAAGCTGCTGGTACAGATATACCTGAAGGTTTTACAGATTGTGGATCAGTAATAACATTAATAGATCACAATGGTAAAACTTTAGTTTTAGATATTGTGATTGAAAACAATTCAACTTTTGAAGTTGATGTCTCAGCTCTAGATAATACTAAACCTATTTCTGTAGGTATTAAAACTTGCTTAACTTATTTAGATAATACTACTTGTAGAAAATGTTTTGGTGGTGTTCTTAACCCTGTAGATAAGTGTGGTTTCTGTAAACTATGTGTTACAGGTGATAATACATCCGGTTATGCAACTATTATTTATACTACCGGTACAAGTGGTTTAGAGCAAACAGCTAAAGTAAATGTAGGTCAATGTTTAACATTTGAATTACCAGATGAAGAGCCAACTATTATTAATATAACTGTTTCTTCAGATGATGTTCAAGTTGTTACTGATGAAGAACATCCTTGTTTTAATACGATCATTCCTCCACCTATAGTTGATACTTGTTGGTTTTTTGAAATACCAATGCCAAGAACTTGTGATATTGTATTAGACGGTACAACTGGTGTACCATTAAGTAATATAGGTAATTTAGAATTTAAATTAAGTCCTACATATGATTTCTCTGATATTTATATTGAATATAGAGATTATATGAATCAAACTGGTGCATCATTAAGTGATTATACTGTAGATATACCTTCCTTAACTGATACTACTATTTATTCAGTCTTTGGTAATTTACCAAATGGTTTACCAGCTAATATTGTTAGTTCTAGTTTATGTGCTGGTATAAATGTAGTTACTATAGATGATTACCCAGGTATTCCTGGACCGGGAATTGTACCCGTGGCTTTAGGTGTTATATCACCTCAACAAGACTTAACTTATACTCAAACTATGTCAGCTAATTCTTTTGGATTTATATTAACTATATCTGGTCAACCATTAACTAAATATGCCCCTAAACCAGAGATAGCTATTTACAATGCTATAAATGGAGCTACTACTTGGATTAAAGGACAATATCTAAGTGATTGTAATTGTCCTGCTTAACTTTTAAAAATAAACTAAAAATATGCCATCAAATAATTCATGTGAAGAATTACCTTGCAATTGTCCTCCTGAGAGTTGTCAAGAAGAATGTACTTATCCTGCGCCACCAATACCTTGTACTGATGGATGTCTAGATATAGTAATGACTGACTGTATAAAAAACTCTGATGAGATAGAAGTATGTGGTGATGTCATAGAGGCTAATTCTATGACATTAACAGAATTGCTAACTATATTTGCTTCAGCATTAGATTGTCAAAATATTCCTTGTGATGATGTAACTAAAACAATAAATTATTTATACACCGGTATAACTAAAGCTATTAGTTATTATCAATCACTAGATCCTAATTATTTTACTAAATCAGACGTTATAACTCAGATAGCAATAAATGATAACTCAAGTGTAACAGGGGATACTCTTGCTTACTTAGATTACTCATCTTTACCATTATTAACTCAATACGTTTTAACACCTTTAAACATAGGTTCTAATTTTAATTTAGCTACAAATATATGTGGTAAGGATTTAGTTAGTACTACTAATGAGATATGGACTAAAATGCTAACAACAAGAAGTTGTTTTGAGACTAAAATGTGTACTTTAGATGCAACTCAAGTTGAGTATTCTGAAAGATACAACTTTCCTTATAGAGCTAACTTTCAAATTGATGATGTCTCCATAACTAATACTCCTGGTATTGATACGTTAATGGATAAAGGTACTTTATATTTAAATGATGTTTTGTTTGATACACCATCTTCTTCTGATGGGGGTATTATAAGAAAAATAAATCTTAATACAGGTGAACTTATAACTCTTGCCGGTAACATATCTGCAGGTCTTACACCTATAACTTATAATAATGTATGGGGAAATGTAGTAGAGTATGATTATAACTCTACAGTAATACTAGATAAAAACGAACTTGTAAATGGAGAGCCTGTTATTTATTTTTGTACTTTTGGTGGTGTAGTTTGCAGATTAGTAAGGGAAAGAAACTCAGAATGTGATGAAAGAGCTAATTGGAAAAACTATATTATTGCTGGTGAAAACGGATCAGTGACAAATATTCCATCTGTAACTGGTTTAGGTAATGTTGTTACTGGAACTGCTGCACGTTTTGCTCAACCTTATGGTATAAAAAAATGGTATACAGTTAATGGGGAACCTTCTTTCCTAATTGCTGATTCTGGTAATTCTGTAATAAAACTTATCTATTATATAGATGGTGTGGGTGGTAAAAATAGCTCTAACAATTGGCATGTAGCTAATATGGGGTTCACATTACAGGGGAATTCCTCTAATATAAATGTAGAAGATAACCCTATTCCAGCTTTTTCTGGAGAAAAAAGACTTATAATTTTAAGAAGTAATAAAATATCATTTACAGATTATACTGGTGCAGATTATTCTGTAGCTAATGTAGTTAATATAGCTAACTATTCTACTCATTATGCTGTTAATGCAGGTGCTGTAGGTGTTACTGATGGACCTGGTACAACAGCATTAGTTTATAACCCTCATTGGATTTTTAGAGTGGGTGATATCCTAGGTACATATTATTATGTATTTGGTCATAGAGCTGCAGAACCTATAGGTGGACCTTACCTTTATACTGAGAGTAGACTGTTAAGAAAATTAGAAGAAGATAATAATCTTACTTTAGGTACAGAGGCAGACTATACTTTTTCTACTTTAATACCATCTACAGGATTAACTGCTGATGGTTATGTTGGTTCATTTGCTGCAAATGCAAATGTAAGAATGACACAAGGTATGTTCAAAGATCTTCTAGGAAACTATTATGATATTACTAGAGGTGGTATAAGACTTTATAATTTTGGGTCAAGCAGTATTGCTTCAGTAGTTTCAGGAGCTTCTTCTTTAGCTAACACAACTGTGACAACAACTGTAGGTGTAGATCCAATGGATACTCAATATGAATTAACTTTAAATTGCTAAATATGAAAGACAATAAATTAAAACTTGTAACAAATAACTGTGGTAAAAAAGGCTGCAGTATAACTAAAATACTTTTGCCTCATCTTGTTCTAAAAGTAAATTATGAAAAACTTTTAGAAGAAATGAAAAAAGCAGCATAATAATAAAAGACCTGGTGTTGGTTCCAGGATTCCTTTTACAACCCCAGTCTTGGGGTTTTTTTATTACATTATTATATCAATAACAATTGGAAGCTCCCATTGTGAGAGGTACACGCACTTGAAATGCGCTAGGAGTGTAAAAGCTTGTACAGGTTCGATTCCTGTAGTTTCCGCTTGTCAACCTATAGATTGACAAAAAATGGAAAAGAGACGAATATTGGTTTGTCGTGCTGATCTGCTAAATCAGTCTGTTTAAAAGCAGTGAGAGTTCAATTCTCTTCTTCTCCTCATATTGTGTAGATGGTAAATTGGAAAATCAGCTGTCTGTAAAACAGTCGCTTAGGCTATGTAAGTTCGATTCTTACCTACACAACAAGATTATCTAGTAAGACTTGACAATTGTTTATTAACTCTTTAACTGAAAAATCTCCCTTCATCCTATTTGCCCATTTTAAGCAAGGTTTTAAATTAGTTAAATCTGTTAAACCACCCTTACTAAAAGGGTGTATATGATCTAGTTCCCAATCACTAAAAATAGTATAATCTATATCTAAGCCGGATAAGTAACATTTTGGATTCTCCTCTATAAATTTTTTAAAATCTTCAAAAGAAAATGTCTTAGGTATTCTTTGTGATATAACGCTATTTCTGTTAATAATAAAAATATTATCATACCTTTTTCTTAGTTTAAAGAAAAAATCCTCTTTAAGGTTATCTCTATTTACTTTAATTCTTTTACAAGTTTTCTCTTTTACACCTGGACCACAATGATAAGATATAGTACTTTTACTACATCCAAGTTTTATTTGGATTTGTTTATAACTTTTACCTTCTGATCGTAATTTTAATATTTCTTCTTTCATTTTTATTTAATAGTTCGATACAATATAATATAACGAATTATGTTCGAACTACCAAATTTAATTTTACCCTCATTAACAAATACTTTACTATAAAAATTAGGCAAGTATTATTTTTTACTTTACCTTTGAATTCTTAGAAACACTAGGAACTCCGGAAGAGTAAAAAATATTGAATTTTGTTTGTATACCTTTTTCCGGAGGTCAGCCCTAGAATGTAAAAGTTTTAGGGCTTTTTTGTTTTTAAGATTTAGGTTAGGTCGGGATAATATAAAGACGGTGACTAATTTGAATTAAGTGTTATCATGGGAATCTACCACAGCACAACGATAGAAGAAAGAGGGAAGTCGTAAGAGTAGACGGTATATAGTAATACTGACAGTCAGCCCTCAAGAACAAACACGCTATGATGATTTGTTTATGCGGCACTCTCAGCCGATTCTGGACTTCAGAATTAACTGTAAGTAAGCATACTCTTCCGCCTCTCTTTAACATAGAGTTGGAAGACTAAGTATGCTCTTCTCTAGCCTCAAACTGGACTTCAGTCTTAACTTTAAAAAAGAAAAAAATGAATTATAATATAACATTAGATCAAATAACAAAACATTTAAATGATTTTCATGAGAAAAAAAGAGTCAGATGTAATTATAGTTGAAAATCCAGAAGAATTTTGGGTTTCAATTAATACAGGTAGAATGAAAGTTAATACTGGTAAAGGTGGTTTAATTATGTTTCTTAAAGAATTAGGTAATAATTCAGATCTTTTAAAGATTGAATATAATGGTATTATACTTAATGGAGAACAAAAAAAGGAATTAATTAACAGTTTATCCAAATAAAAGATATATATTTGTAAAAATTAAAATTCTTATGGACAAACCCAATAGAGAAAGAAAAGGTGAGATTAAATATGCTATTACTTTAGATGAATTTCAAAAAGAGGCTAAAAGGGTAATAATAGATAATCAAATTACAATTATAACAGGTCCTGCTGGATCAGGTAAAAGTTTAGTCTCAGCTCAAGTAGCTTTAGATTTTCTAAATAAGAAACAAGTTAAAGATATTAGGTTAACAAGAGCTGCAGTTGAAACAGGACATTCTCTAGGTTTTTTACCTGGTGGTTTAAATGATAAATTTGACCCTTATTTAGAAGCTTTTATGGAAAACTTAGTTAAATGTACAGGAGACTCTAAAAAAATAGATGAACTTGTTAAAGCAGGTAAAATATTAGCTATGCCTGTTCAATATATTAGAGGTAAAACTGTAGATGATATACTTATTGTTGAAGAAGCTCAAAACCTTACACCTCATGAAATGTTAGCTATTATAACTAGGTTAGGTAAAACTGGTAAAATAATTATAAATGGTGACAATGCACAGAAAGATATTAAGGATAGTTTTACTGGTTTAGAGTATGCTATAGAGTTATCTAAATCTGTAGAAGAAGTTAATTGGATTAAATTACAAGGTAATCACAGATCAGATCTAGTAGCTAAAATATTGGATTGGGATCATAATAGAGTAAAAGGTAAAGCATAATGAAATCAGGTGTATATTTAATTAAATGTCCTTATGATGGAATTACAATGCTTAAAATAGGCTTCAGTAAAGATGTGCCTAAAAGAATTAAAACTCATTACACTTCAAATACTTTAATGGAACCAATAGGTTACATAGCAACTGATCAATATAAATGGTTAGAAAAAGACTTACATCACAAGTGTAGGTCTTTTAAGTATAAGACAGAATTCTTTTATTATAAAGAACAAATAGTAGATCACTTTTTAAATCACGAAAATTTTGTAGAATTATGACCGAAGAAGAAATAGATAAAAGACAAGTTCAAGCTAATTCTACTTATGTTGTAGAATTATCAGAACTGATAGAACAAGTAATTACTGAAAGACCGGATAAACGAAAGAAAGAACTTTATAAGTCCTGGTATAAAGAAGTAAATGAATTAGTTGATAAGTGTAATAAATTAGCAAAATATAATATCTACGGAGTTATAAAATAACAATTGAATAACGTCGCTAAGAGCGAAAATGACTTATCTTTGTGTAACAAAACGATAAAAATATGGAACTAAGTAGAGACAGAGCAAAAGAATTTTTAGGTTTAGGTAAGAAGTCAGATTTCTTACGATCTAAGTCACAAGCTGTGATTAATATTTTCACAAAAGCAGCTAATGATTTATCTAAAATCAATGAGCAAGTGAATAAAGAGGTATCTACGGTAGATACTAAACTTCAAAACTTGAATCAAGAAAGAGAAGCTCTTTTAGATACAGTTGTATCTAACAACGTATTAATTAACAAATTAAAATCATTTTTACTATGAAAAAATTAGCAAGATTTTTCACAGAAAAGCCAGGTTATATGAAATGTGGTAACTCAGTAATAGCTAAAGTTACCGGCTTAAAAGAAACAACTATAGCTTCCTATAAAAGGAAATCAGAATTTAAAGAAGCTAAAAAAGTATATTTAAACACTATAAAAAGAGATTAGTGACCAAAACGGATTTTCAACAATATAAAAAACAAGGAAGTTTTCCTAAAAGTATTTTTAGAGAATACTTTGAAGAAATGTGTGATACAGAGTGGAATGAGATGTCTTTTATGATTTATGTTGAGAATCAGTCATTTATGAATAGAAGGTATTTAACTGACATAATTAATAGGATAATTATACCTTACTATAATGAAAAATTTAAAATTCATACAGTATCACTTTTAGACAAGGATGGTGTTTTAATAAAAGAGTTAAATGAAATCTCAGAAGAAAATTAATAGTGAAAAGCAATGGTTATTTTTTTACTTTATACTTCAAAGTAAAGGTAAAGAATCTGAAGTAGCGCCATACAAACCTTTATATGGTGAGTTAAATTCTTGCTGGTTTCATCATATACTACCTAAAAGTAAATATCCTGAATTGCGATATTGTCCAGACAATATAATCATCTTAACACCTGAAGAGCATAATGCCGTAGAAAATGGAAAGATTTATGAGGAAGTAGAAAATAGAAAAGACGAATTACTTAGAACCTACGATGAGAAAGTCGAGGAAACCGACAAATACATAAAAGAGTATCTTAATCCTATGTATGAACATGCAATTAAGAATACTACATTTTTTAAACAAAACCAACATAATGGCTAATATAACAATAACAAAGAAAATAAAGGATGCAATTTCATATATGACTTTAAATCCACATCATGCTGAAAGAAGTCCTTCAGATCTTATAAGAAAAAATAGAGCCTATACAGGTTTAACTTCTGATGAAGTTAATTTCTGTAAAGAAAAAGTTTTTAATAAAAGAAATTCTCAAACTTCTAAGAATGAAGTTTTAACTGAACCTAAAGTTCAAAGTGTAGATACAGCCGGTAATAAATCCACATTTGTAATAGATTCACCAAATCCTTTACAACCTGCAGAAATAGCTGAATTAGTAGGTGCTGATGGTATATCTATCAGAGTAGATAGGACATGGTTAAAATCTCATAAGAATGATACCTGGACCTATTCTATATTAACTGTCTCTAGTATTAAAGACTTCTACTCTGTAGAAGAGTTAACTAATAGGTTAAAATCTATTTTACCACAAAGTAAACCTATGAGTTTACCTAAAGTATCAAAAAGTAAAACAAGTAATTTACTTACTCTTAATTTAGCTGACATTCATGCTGGTGCTTTAGGATCTGATACTACACCTTTTCCTACTATTTATACTAAAGAAATACTTGAAAATAGACTTAAAACATTTTGTAATGAAACTATAGCGTATGCTAAAGACAATACTTATGAAGAAGTTTGGCTGATTAATTTAGGAGATGCTTTAAATGGTTGGGATTCTCAAACTACAAGAAAAGGTCATGAAGTACCTTCTTTATCTAATAAAGATCAATTTGATATCTTCTTAGAATGTATGGTTAATTACTATGAGACTATTTTTCAATTAGGTCTAACTAATAAGTATAAAGTGATTAACATTCTTAATGATAATCATATAGGTACTAGTTTGAATTATGTAGTTATGAAAGCTATAGAGCTTTACTTATCTCAAAAATACCCTCAAGTAGAATTTATTCAACAATGGGATTTTATAAAGACTTATAAATTTGGTAAGCATAGTTTAGCTTTAACTCATGGTAAAGATGATAAAATCATGAAATATCCAATGAAAGGTATTTTAGATGAGAAAATGGATAATTGGTTAAACCAATACTTTTTACACCAGGACTCTTCACCGGTAAGTAATTTTAACCATTTAATTAAAGGTGATCTTCATATTAAGAATGAGCAATTCGGTAAGTTTGGTAGATATGTGAATGTATCATCAGTAATGGGTACTTCAGACTATATAGCTATTAATTATGGATTTAGTAAATCAGGTGCTTTGATAGAAGAGTATCAAGCAGATAGTAATAGTGTTAATACAAAAACAATTTGGTTTCAATAAATAATAAACCTTATGGTGTATAGGTTAACCAATAAAATATGAGTAATGAAAGTAATGAAATGTTAAAATGTGCTAGCAATAGTATATTGGTTTCAGCGGTACCAAAAGAGTTTGAAAGATTGTATGATAAATTAAATTATCAAAATTCTAATCTTAAAGAAAATGTTAATGAACTTTATAGTTTATCTAACAGACTTAAAATGAGGAGTCCTATTCCTTCTAATTGTGATCCGACAGCTACAGAAAGATCTGTACCAGATAGTGATATAGTAGGATCATTATGGAGTGAAAGTTATAGAATAGAGGATCTTAATACAGAATTAAGAGAGATAATTAACCATTTAAATTCAGTAATTTAAAACAATAGATATGAGTAAACCAACATTATTTCAGTATGCAATTTTATGGCATCCAACTGAAAAGCAAATTAAAGAAGATGATGCTAAATCAATAGTTCTTAAAGAACTTACTACTATTTTAGCAAAAGATATTAACGAGGTTAAAATGATAGGTGCAATGGAAATACCGGCAGATAAAAAAGGGGAATTAAGTCAAATTCAAATTGCAGTCCGCCCTTTTTAGAACAGTCCATTAGTCGTGGACTATCTGAACCAAAAACTAAAGATTATAGGAATGATCCTCTTTTAAGAGGATCAAATTCAAATAATTTTACAACTATGGGGATAGGTAATGGACAATTAACCACAACAAATTATAATTATGCTGTAACTGATAGTTTAACTGGAAATGTGTCAGTAGCTACATACTTCTCCGCAGCAGATATTAAAATTTAAAGAAAACCCCACATAATAGTGGGGTTTTTCACGTATAAGGTTAATTTTTTTATATGATTAAAAATGCGTATCTTTAGTCATTAGGAGTATTAAAACAATAATTTTAAACTCTAAAAGTTTTTATGAAGAAACCCGATAATAAGAAACCTAGGTTTAGGCAAAATAAATTCTTTACCCAGGCTGTATGTGAGGATACATATATTAAATGGAAGGAATCTAATCCAGAGTTATCCGGTAAAATAAATTCTTATAATTCATTTTTAAAGTACTGGAAGTATATAGCTAATGGTGTAGTAGAAGAGGTTTGCAATAATCCCTTGGGTGTTAAATTACCTTATTATTGTGGAGAATTGTCCATAAAATATATAGGAGGTGATCTAAAGCCTTATGATATAAAGAAATCTCAACAATTAGAAAAGAAAGTAGAACATTTAAATTGGAATAGTTCAGAGAAGTTAGGTAAAATAGTTTGGAATACAGAAAGATCTTCAAGATTCAATGCTATGATTAAATATTATGGCTTCAAAGGTGTAAGAAAACTTAATTCAGAAGTTAATAAAGCGTTAAATGATCATCCTGAAACTTTTAAAACTATAGGTGCTACTGGTAATCATATTCATAGTTTAAAGCAAAAGGCAAAAGAAATTTTAAAACAAAGAGATAATAATGACCAATAGGGAAGGTATATCAAGGCTTAGAAAAGTTTTTAAGGAAATACATGCGGATAGTAGATTTACAGCTAAATTAGCTTATTCTATTTTATTGTCTGTAGCTAAAGTACTTATTAAAAAAGATTCTGAAAGACTTAAAATAATGTCTCAAGATCATTTATTTAAAAAACTTAGATGTTTAGAAGTAGAAGAAGCACCGGCTATAGATCCTTGTTGTGGTATTAAGTCTTTATGTACTGTCTGGAGAACTAAAGATAAGTTACCTAAAATACATTCAGATACTTATGGACCTATAATAAGAGATATTTATACAATTGATGGTTTTAAAACTCTTACTTTAATACATGCTCAAGATTATGCAAGGTTAGCTAAAAATCCTTGGAATAAACAAAAGAAAGATTTGTATGCTTTTTGGTCTGAAGATAGGTTATATTTTCCTAATGGTGCTTGGAAGTTGGTAGATGTAGAAGCTTTTTGGGCTGAGAACATTGCACCTTTTTATAAATGCCAATCTGAAGAAGAATGTGAAAGATTCTTGGATCAAGAATTTATAGTTCCTGGTTATTATGAGGCTGATTTATTTAGATTAGCTGAAGCTGAAATAAAAGGCACTTATGCTGCAGTACCAGATAAAAGTAATGAGATTAATAAATCGGATCAAGCATCTACAATTCAACCATAATGGCATATATATACAGACATATAAGACATGACAAAAACGAACCTTTTTATATAGGTGTATCTATTTCAGAAGACAACTATAAAAGAGCTTATAATAAATGTAGAAGAAATGCTTTATGGAAGAAAATAGTTAACAAAACAGATTATACAGTTGAAATATTGTTAGATAATTTATCAGAAGATATTCTTTATATGAAAGAAGAAGAGTTTATAAATCTATATGGCATGATCTATAATAAGACAGGCTCTTTAGCTAATTTGACATTAGGTGGTAAAGGGACAAAAGGGAGTAAACATAATTTAGGTAGAAAATGGAATCAAGAATCTAAATTAAAATTATCTGAATCTAAGAAAAATATGTCTGAAGAAACTAAGCTAAAAATGAGTTTAGCTCATACTGGTAAAAAAGTATCAAAAGAAACTAGAGAAAAGCAGTCAATAGCAAGACAAGGTTATAAATGCACAGAGACTTCTAAAATAAATATGAGTATTGCGCAATCTAAAATTAGTAGAAAAGGCAGGCAAGATTCTTATAAGAAAAAAATTGATGAATATGATTTAGATATGAATTTTATAAAAACTCATGAGTCTTTATTTGAATTACGTTTATCAGGCTTTAATCCAAGTAATGTATGTGCTTGTTGTAAGGGTAGGAGGGCTAACCATAAAAGCTCTATTTTCAAATATAATATAAATTCACCTTCAACTATTCAACCTTAAATATGAGTGATAAATTTAAATATATAAGTCTTGATGAACTTCTAGCTTCAGTTAGGAGTGATTTTCATGAGTATGATAATAACTCTTTAATATTAGAAGATCGACTATTAAAAGTTATCTATCGTTGTAATGAGAAGTTAGGTGTAAGATTAAATAAATCTAAGCAAGTTCTACTAGAGGTAAAGAATGGTAAAGCTGATTTACCTAAAGACTTCTTTAAAATAGAGATGTTATTTGCCACTTGTGTTACAAGTATTCCACCTCAAATGCAACTTATACCTGGTAATAAAGCAACTTATACTGAATGTATTCCGGATAATACACCGATGATTAATGTAAGTAAAATAGCTTGTGCTACTGTAGACAATTGTTGCAAAAATCTATGGTTAGTAAGGCAACCTCAAATACAAAGAGAAATATATATTAATACTTTCATACCCTTAAATATGTCAAAAAGATGTACAGATTCTTGTACATCATATTATCCTGGATCTAGAGTTAAATCAGATTATAGTATAGATTTGGTGGATGATGTTATAAGAACCTCTTTTAATGAGGGTCAAATCTTTTTATGTTATTTAGGAACTATGGAAGATGAAGATGGAAAACCTTTAATTCCTTTTCATCCATTACTTAATGAGTATTATGAGTGGTCTTTAAAGAAAAAGATATTAGAAGACATCTATATGAATTCTGAAGCTGACGTAGAGAGAAAATTAGTTTATGCTAAACAAGCTCTGAGTGATGCTTATATTGAAGCTTGGCAATTCACAGGTTATCCAGAACATCAGGAAATGGAAAGAATTTATCAAAAACATAGTGTTGATTTTTATAACAAATGGTATTCTATATATAAATGATGAAAAAAGAAAGACGATATCTGTATGAAGCTGATATGTATGAATATACATTAGAGGTAATCTTTACTTCTAATGTTAAGAAATCGTTAACATCTTTATATGATAGATGGGCTATAAAAGAAGAAGTTTTTGATTGTGAAGGTTGTACAGTAACAGATGAGAGAGATAATAGTAGATATAGTTTAATTTTTAGATATAAAGATTTAACTGATAATTTAATATCCCATGAATGCCAACATTTATCTGCTTTTATATTAGATGATAGAAATATAGATCTAGCTGGTGGAAGAGATGATTATGAAAATTTAGCTTGGTTAAACGGTCTACTAAATGATTTAGTTAGACAAATTATTGAAGGAGAAGGTATCGAAATCCATCAAACAAAAATGGCATCTAGATTTAAAAAATTATAATGGCAGAAACTAATACAGATATAAAAACATTGAAATATACCAAAGGTTTAAATAAACTGGACTTTAATAGAAAAGATATTAAAAGTCAATTTAATTATAGTGCATGTGTGTACCAAATAACAAACATCTCAAATAATAAGATTTATATAGGGAGTACTATTATACCTTATAACAGGTTATTAATGCATTATAGGTCTTTAAATAGAGGTGATCATGAAAACATTTATCTTCAAAGAGCTTGGAATAAATATGGGAAAGATAATTTTGAATTCGAAATATTAGATAAAATAGTGTTTAAAGAGCAGTCTAAAGATTATAGAGTAGAATATACTAGAACTAGAGAACAATTTTATTTAAATGATAAGCTTAAAGCTGATAATGATCTTAATTACTTTAAAAGTAATGGTTACAATATGAGACCTGATGCTTTTTCTCCAGAAGGTTGTGAAATTAGTGAGAAAGCTAAGAATAGGCTTAAAAAAGAATTTAGAGATAAAGAAAGCAATAGTTCAAAAAAAGTTTTTAAATTTGATTTAGAAGGTAATTTACTAGAAACTTATAACTCTGCTACAGAAGCTAACACCTTAAACAAGGCTACTTATAGTAAGTTAAGAGTTGCTTGTAAAAATACAGGTTTTTGTAAAGGTTTTATTTGGAGTTATAGTAGTGAGATTGATATCTCAAAAGTTGATATACCAACAAGAATTTACAGAAATAAAGTATATTGTTACAATATTTTAAATGAGTGTGTTTTATATAATAGGTTAACTTTATGTATGGAAAAACTAAATATTAAAAAAGAAGAGATTATTAAAAGTATAAATACTAAATGTAGAACTTCTGAGGGGTTTTTATTTTCTTACCAAAAACTCAACATAAATGGAAAATAATACGGATGTAAAAACTCTTAAATATAGTCGTGGATTAAATAAAGATTTAAACTTTACTTATATAGATGATCAAATAGTAACTCACGCTAGGAACGCTGTTTTAAATACTCATTTAGGTGATGTATTAACTTATAGTGATGAACCTAGTACATTAGAATGTGTTACTTTACCTTATAAGTTTAATGGTCAAGTATCTTTAAAAGATAACAGATTTCTAGTATTCTCTAGTGATAATATAAATTCAGAGATAGGTATTGTCAATTTAGATAATTGCACTTACGAGAAGTTGATTGATAGTCAATGTATAGGTTTAAATAATAATTATATTGTAACTGGTATAGTTAAGTTAAATGATAAAGGAGAAGAAATAGTTATATTTAATGATGGTTTAAATCCACCCAGGATAATTAATCTAAGTGATATACCTAAAACTTATACAATAAGTACTGATGATTGCAATACTAAGTTATATAGTAATAACTTAGATTGTGATGCTTTATTAATATTCCCTAATTTAACACCTCCTTGTGCTATTTTAAGTAAAAGTAATACTGGAGCTTTACCTGATGGATCTTATGAAGTAGGTTTAGCTTATAGTGTTAATGGTGTAAAGTTCTCAGATGTATATTCTTTGACATTACCTATCATGATAAATAATGAAGAAGGTGATAATAGTATTATTGTTGATATTCAGAATCTAGATGTAGATTTCCCTGAATATGAGCTATACTTAATAGGTACAGTTAATGGTATTACAACTCCAACTAGAGTTGGTGTTTACTCTACATCTAATAATAGAGTAGTTGTCTCTAAATGGAATACAGAAGAAAGTAATATTTTAAGTAATATAGAATTAGTTACAACTAAAAAGAATTATAAATCAGCCGGTATAATAACTAGTAATTCTCAATATGCTATGCTTGCTGATCTTACTAGAAAAGATTACATTAATGTTCAAAAATTCTTTAACCAGGTAAAATTAGAATATGTAGTATATCAATATCCAGAAGAGTATTATAAAAATGACGGTCAAAATATAGGTTACTATAGAGATGAGAATTACAGATTTTATGGTAGATACTTTTATGGAGATGGTGAACCTACTTTATCTGGTTTTATATCAGGTAGAAGTGCTAAAGAGAATGACCTTGAATTAGTTTACGGAGATAATGTTTATGAAACTTATACTCAAGATGAGTGTGAGAAAGCAACTAAAGTTTTAAGATGGCAAGCTGAAAATACAGCTGGTCCTATGAAAGCTGAGAGTCATGGCACTTCAGCTTGTGGTGTAAGAATTGGTTATGGTGAATTTGGTTATTATGAAAGTACTGAAAAGTTTCCTGACGATGTAGAGGTATTTGGTGATAAAGCTTGTACTAATATGGTTTTACACCAATTTCCTGATGAGTGTAAAGTTCCTAGATATAGTATAGATGAGAAGACAGGTAAAAGATTTATTAATATCTTAGGATTTAGAGCTAAAAATATACCTTATCCTACTGATGATAAAGGTGTTAGAATACCAGGTATTGTTGGTTATGAAATATTAAGATCTGATAGAGATGGATCTAATAAGACAGTAGTATCAAGAGGTTTACTTTCTAATATGAGAGGTTATGATGAGAAGAATGAGGGTGAAATAGTTTATTCTAACTACCCTTATAATGATTTAACTCCTGATCAATTCTTATCTAAGAAACAAGTTTATAAAGATAACAAAGGTGTAGAACAAGATTACGAACCTTTAGATAAAGTATACCAAAACAGGTTCAGCTTTTATGGACCTCATAATTATTTCTTTGAGAAATATAAGATAGGGACAGAATTAAAAATTGAAACTGAAGAAATAGCTGCAGTAAAAGGTAATTTTGTACCGGTATATAATCACCCTAAACATAAACTATTAACAAATTTTTCATTAAGTATAGCTGGATTAGTTGGGTCTTTAGAAGCTTATTTATCTTTTCAAGGCAGAACTTGCACTACAACTTTCCCTGGAACTACTAATGGTACAACGACTCAACTATTAAATCAGACATTTGTTAATGTTTGTGATGAGAGTGGTAAGACAATAATGCCTATACCAGTAAATCTTTCTAATGCAGCTACTAAGGTTAAAATGGCTATATCTAATGCTGCTAAAATAGTTTTAAATTCTATTGCTTTCTTAGGTGTAGCTGCAGACTTTGCTAATAAATTCTTAGATCAAGTAAGAAGTTTCTCTTCTTTTAAACAATATGCATACCAATATAACTCTTATGGTTTATTTACTAAACAAAAGTGTTTTAATCATAGAAGAAAAATAGTACAAGGAACCAGTCGATACTTAAAATCAGCTCCAGAGAATGTCAATGATTTTGTAATAAATAATTATAAGAAAGAAGAATCTTTATTTTTAGAAATTGAAAGAGATATCCCTTTACCTTTATCTAAAGATACTACAAGAAGAACTATAACTAAATTCGGTTTATGTAAGAAAGTTGATGAGCAAACAGCTTCTAATGCAACAATGTATTACGGAACTATTAAAGTTAAGAATCCGGGTCAATATGGAACTATAAGTAATATGAAACCGGTTAAAACTCATAATTGTGTATTACCTCTAGATAAACAAGGTTTAACTAACTCTCCAGATCTATTTGGTGGAGATTGTATTATTTATAGATTTACAGTTAATAAGAAACAACCTTTATTTAAAGAGACTTTAGCTGATAAAGACTTTCCTAATGGTACAGCTTTAGATTACAGACAACATAGAATTATAGGATATCCAAGATTTTTTGCTGATTTTACTGAGTATGATACTGGTAATTTAATGAACTTAATAGGTAATGTACTTAAAACTAGTGCAAAGAATATTGAAGCAGCTTTACCTGATCAAAAATACAATCTTGATTGTAAAGGTAATAAAGGTAAAAGAAGAGATTGGATCGTATCAGATCAATATATGTACACTTCTGTAAATGGAGTTTTAGATTTCTTTGTTGAAGCTGATTATAATTTCGCATTTCGCAAAACGCAAAATGAGGGTCCAGGTAACTTATATCAACCCCATTATGGCACTACTTCATTAGAAAAAGTATTCCGATCAGATGTAATTGATAAGCAAGAGAGCTTTGTTTTAGATCCTTCTTATAGAAAAGTAGTTACAAATGAAATATTCTCAGAACAATTACTAGAGTTAAATAAATCTCCTTTAAGAGAGAAGAATTCGATTATTTATTCTTTACCAGCTTTTACCGGTCAAAAGTTTAATAATTGGCAGTACTTCTTACCTAATAACTATTTTACATTTGACGAAAAAGATTTTGGAGAATTAACAGGTATTCATTCTTTAGATCAAGATAAAGTAATTTTCCTTTTTTCTAAATCTTCACCTTTCATATCTTTAGGTAAGGATGAATTGCAAACTACTTCAGGTAGAAAAATTATTATAGGTGATGGTGGTTTATTTGCTCAACAACCAAGAGAGTTAATGCATACTGATGTATTCTATGGTAGTTCATTAGATAAACATGCTTTTAGATCTACTCAATTTGGACATTTTTATGTTTCTCGTAATCAAGGTAAAATATTTAATTTTACTAGTGGTTTAAATGAGGTTTCAAGAGAAGGATTACATTTCTGGTGTAGTAAATACATGCCTTTAAAATTATTAGAAGCATTTCCTAATTACCCATTTGAAGACAGTCCTCAAACAGGAGTAGGTTATATGATAGCATTTGACAACATATATGAATTAATTTACATATGTAAAAGAGATTACTCATTAAAAGAAGAATATAAAAATTTAATTACTTATGACACAGTTAAAAAAGGCTTTTACTACAATACAGTACAAATTACCTTGGGAGATGTTAAATACTTTAATAACGCTTCATGGACATTATCTTACAGTCCTGCCAATAAATCTTTCTCATCTTTTCACGACTGGCATCCTGATTGGGTAATTCAGCAAGAGAATCATTTTACTACTATAAAAGGTAATACTATTTATAAGCATAATGAGAGATGTGATTCTTACTGTAATTTTTACGGTATAGATTACCCTTATGAGTTAGAAGTTACTTTAAGTACTGGTCAAAATGTAAATTTGATACGTTCATTTGAATTTGTAAATGAAGTATATCATAATAAGAATAATTGTAAAGATAGATTTCATATGTTCCAGGAAACTTTTGATCAAGCTGAGGTTTATAATTCAGAACAACATTCTGGTGTACTAAATCTAGAATATATAAATGGTAGAAAACCATCAGATATTTTATATGCTTATCCTAAAGTAGAGGTTAACGGATCATTAACAATACCTTATGACAAAAAAGAGAATCATTATAGATTTAATATGTTTCATGATGTAACAAAAGATAGAGGTCAAAATCTATTAAATGAAACTCAGATGTATATAACTGAAGATAATGGTTATGTTAGAAATGTTAACCCTCTTTATATAGACTTAAATAAACCTCGTAAAGAAAGAAAAAATATGAGACACTATTTCAATTCTGTTTTATTAAGAAAGAATAAGCCTGGACCAAATCATTTCATTTCTAAGTTCCAAAATTTCAAAATTACAAAATCCAATTTATAATGTTTAGACCTAACAATTTACGTTTCCAAGATGGCGGACCAATGCCACCTCAACCACAGCAAGGTGGTGATCAAGCTGCTCAGATAATGCAAATGGTAGCTCAAGCTTTACAACAAGGAACTTCTCCAGAAGAAGTAATGCAAATGCTTGTACAACAAGGAGTACCTCAAGAACAAGCACAGCAAATTATTCAAGAAGTAATGTCGCAAATGCAAGGACAAATGTCACCTCAACAACCGACAAATGTCCAGCCTATAATGAAAATTGGAGGGATGAGACCAAAAGGTTTATCATATGATTACTAATTAATATATAATGAAAAAGAAAATTAAAATACCAAAATTTCAAAGTGGTAATTTAGGTACACCAAAAAGGAGATTTGGTGATGTACCTGCTTGGTATAAACCATCAACATCCTTATTTGAACAGGATTACTTTCCTAAATCAGAAGGTGTTGATGATATTTATGCAGAACAAAGAAACACTCTAAATAATTTAAGAAATGCTTATAAAACAAATAATGATTTAGGTACAAAACAACTTATTTGGGATTTTGAAAATGATTTTCAAGATATGCTTGAAAAAGATAGTAGTTTTGCAGAGATTAATACCAATTTAGTTAACTTAAATAAAGCTCAAAAAGATTTACAGAATTATAAACCTTTAGGAAATGTAAAATTAACACCTACAGAACAAAAGTTATCTGCTAATGATAGCTTACATGGTATAGATATAGTTCCAAATCCTATGTGGAATACAACTAATAATTTAGATGCTTTCCAACTACAAGGTCAACAGATAGCTAATCAAAATTTCCCTTATATGGAGGTGGATCCTAATCAAATGGTTCCAGCCATAACTCCAGATAGTCCATATCAAGTAAATCAAAAACCTTTGAATCAGACTAAGGTTAAGAGAGATTTTGGTTTAAATGCAAAGAATTATACAGGATTACAAACAATAAATGGTATTGTAGATGGTATAGGTAATCTTTATAATCAAGGACAACAAAATCAAAGTATTATAAACCAGAATCCTTTGAGTTCTATGCAGTTTAGTAATGGTAGAAGTAATCAGAGTAAATATGGTTATAGTTTTCAAAAAGGAGGTACTAAGCAAAACCCACCTAAAGTTTATATAGATAGAAAGAAATTTGATCAAGCTCAAAAAATGTATAATGATAGTTTAATTTTGTATAAAGCTTATGAATTTCAAAAAGCTAATTATAAACCAGGTTATGAAGAATGGTTAGAAATAGCCTCTCGTGGTTATCCTGGAGGAAAAGAAAGTCTAAGAAAAATAAGAGAACAAAATATAGGAAAACCAGGTTCTAAAATAGATATAAAAACTTCAGATAACAATGGTTTTAAAAGTAACGATATTAATTACGACCCTATAAATCCTTCAGAAAGGAAAATTGTTCAATATTATAAAAATTTAACAAATAATGATAAAGATTTCAGAATAGGAAATCACTCATCTCCAGATTTATGGCATAGAAATATAAAACCTATAGGAGCATATTATGATGGAGCATCATCCCCTATTTATAAAAAACCAGTACAACCAGTAGTATTCCGATCTCACCCTATTCAGAAGATGGATAGATTGTCCTTTTCTACCCAAGGAAGTTCTCAAGTTAATATTCAAGGTGTTCCTCTTAATGTTCAACCGATGGTCTTACCTCAACAGAATGGAACTCCTGTATATGGTCCAGGTAACACAATAGTGGGTTATTCAGATAATATGAACTTTAAACCTGCTTATCAATATACTGGTGCGCCTAACAACCAACTAAATCTTCAAGATAAAGTTTTATTAGATAATCCAGAGGAGTTAAAAAAATATCTAAGAAAAAAAGATAATTATAAGTTTTCTAATCAGGAGTTTCAAAAAGGTGGTTATACAGTAAAGAAAGGAGATAATTTAACTAAGATTGCTAAACAATACAATGTACCTCTTAATGAATTATTAAGATTAAATTATATTCAAGATAGGAATTTAATATATCCAGGTCAAGAGATTAATTTACCTAAAACTAAGCAAATAGTAAAAACTGTCACACCTGTAAATACTAAAGATTACAGTATTAATAGACCTGTTAATATACCCAAAAGTAATAAGGCTACTATGTCAGCTTCACTAGGTCTACCTAATAATAAGCAAAATATAGTTTCAGGATCTATTTCATTAGGGTCACACAAATCTAATATACAAGTACCTCTAAAAACTGTTAAGACCCCTATAAAAATTGATAGTAAGCCTGTACAAAATAAAGGATTTACTAATTCACTTGTTTATAAAAAACCAGATTTTAAAAACCCTGTTTGGATAGGTGAAGTACAACCTAAAACTAGTACTCCAAATAATAGTAAAAATGTAATTAAAGGTACTGCAGAATTAAACCCTTATCCTGAGATAGCTTATCCTGGTAAAATTAATGAAGTTAAAAAAATACCTAGAAATATATATGAGAAAAAGATATTTAAAAGTGATTTTGTTTATGACAAAAACAAATTTATGTCTGATCCTAATATACCTCAATTAGTAAAAGATTTGTATGAAAAAGAGTTAAATATAAATCCCAATAAAAAAGCTAATATAGTAGATAAAGCTACAAACACTCAATACATTACTTTAAATAATGGTAATATTAAACCTTTACAAGTTATTACAGGTAAAAATTCAAAAGGTAATTATGAATATAAATCTTTAGATGAAATAGAGAAATCCTCAAATCCTTTTAAATACAAAGTTACACCTGAAGGTAAATTTTCTTATGAAGGAAGTATTAATGATATAGATAGAAAAGATTATAATAATAATATATATGCTTTTAATAAATTTAATGTTGCTCAACATCAATTATATAATCCTGAAGTAAGATCTAAATGGTTAAATACAGGTAATCCTAAAGATAGATATGGGTCTTATGGATGTGTTAATTGTAGGAAAGAAGATTTTGAAAATTATATTAAAAGTAATTTTTCTAAAAAAGATTCTATACTTATATTAAATTCTGATAAAACTTTAGAAGAATTTGAAAAACAATATAAAAAGAACAGTTTTCAAAAAGGAGGTTCTTTTTTAGATCAAGAAGAAGACTTTCTTTACGAAGAAGAAAATGACTATACAGAAAATGATGCTCAAAAAACTGAGAGAGTTACTGATGAACAAATTAAACAAGAAATAAGAAAAAGAAACAAATATAGTCTACATAATGACTATTTAGGTTTATTTGAAAAAAGTAGGAGAAAATTAAGATCGTCTCAAGATTTTGAAATGACAGAAAATTACGAACCAGCTAAAACTAATACATCTGAAAACCAATCTTTTGCTTTTAACTATTTACAACAAAAAGGGTTACAGCCACATCAAGCTGCAGGTGTTGTAGGTAATTTTACTCAAGAAAGTAACATGAATCCAGGTATAACTAATAGTATAGGTGCTTTTGGTGCAGGTCAATGGTTAGGTTCACGTAAAAAAGCTTTATTTCAATACGCTAAAACTACAGGTAAAGATCCTTATCATTTACAAACACAATTAGATTTTACTTTACATGAATTAAGTACAACCGAGAAAAAAGCTGGCAATGCTTTAGGTAATACTAAAACAAGTGCAGAAGCAGCAAGAGTATTTAGGAAAATGTATGAGAGACCGGGTGAAGCAGAAGCTAATGATAAAAGACGTATTCAAGAAGCTAAAAAACTATACCCTTATCAAGAAGGTGGATATTTTATAAAAGATCCTACAATGGAAGCTTTATCTAATGTGTATACTCAAAGAAATAAAAATTTATCTTGGGTTGACAGAGGACTAAAACCTCAAAATTACCCTGTTTATAATCAACAAGATTTTATGAAAGGTAATGAAGTAATATCTCATAGACTTTCATGGGATGATAACTTAATTCCAAAACAAGCTAATCCTCAAAACCCTGAATTTTATGTAAGACCTGAAGTGGGGTATAATAATGGTATGTTAGAGTGGGATAATAAACAGGAACCTATTATATTTAATAATAAACAAATGGCTAAATACTTTTCTCAAAATGGTTTAATTAAACATAAAAAGAAAGGCGGATCATTATCTAACTGGGAAATAATAGAATATTAATGAAAATAAAAAATAAGGAAACGGGTGAAATTAAAGAGATATCAATAAGTGATATGTCTGATTA